ATGTTCACGGCTCGCTTAATCACACGGATAGCAGTCTGTACCACTTTGAAGAAACGCGTATCAGAGTCTAGAATATGTCCGGATGTTGGTGTAACCGCCTTCAGGCCGTCAAAGTGCAGGAAATCCCCCTGAAGGTTAATGAGGCACTCTGTTGCATTGGGTGCCAATGTTGTCGCTGATTTGAACCACGATGATATGAGATGTTCCGCGATGTTGGTGTCGTAATCGTCTCCACCCTCTTCTTCACATGCCAGCATACCGATGTGCGCATCCGTTACTGTGTACATGTTCAAGAGAGTGCTATCCTCATCACGGGATATTAAATTAATTTCCTCTAGTGGGGATAAGCACTCTGTAAGCGCCGCAATCGCCTCCTGCATCATTTTCAACTGGCGCTCGGCGTCCACATCGGTTTTAACCCATTGCAGCGCTACAGTCCCGTCCTCCTTCACCAGTGACGATGTACCTTTCACCTTGTAACCGTCCGGCACAAAGCGAGACACATCACCACCGTGACCAAGACCGCGCGCACCGAGACGTTTGATGCGGCGGTTAATGTTACCGGGGGTCATGCCATACTTTCTCGCAATAGCGTGACCACTCATTCCCGCAGTCACATCGGCCAGTAATTTCTCTTCCGTCAGAATAGTCATTACGCTTTGCTCCTGGCGTTAACTAACTGGTCAATAACAACCGTAAAGAACTGGTTACATCCGACATTCGGGTAATCGATTGCAAATTTATAACCCTGCTTCAGCAGATTGCCCTGACGCACACTACCCGTTGGATTGGCAATTCGTTGCACGTGTTCCAGTGTCATACCCATACGCTGCCCGTCACAACCGTTGAACAGCATGTTAGCGACCTGTGCTTCGTCACTCACTGCAATCACACCCGCGTGAGCCTGAGCGCCCACCAGGAGCGCTACAAGTGGTAAATACTTAGTCATGGTTTACGCTCCAGCAATTCAATGTACTCTTTCAGTACGTCCGCGCGATGTTTGCCCCAGGGTAACAAAATGTCAAAGCGTGAATCCTTCTGCACCCATTCTGTTTTGTCTTGCCACGCTATGAATGCAGCTTTATATTTCTCCAGTTCCACCACTCGCGCCTCAGCCGCTAAACAGCGCTCCATCAGCTGACAATAACTTAATGTTTCCATACCCACTGTTCCACAACTTTACCTTCAACAATGAGACGAGTGACACACAGTCCGTCCCGGTCAGCCTGCGCACGCATGCGTGACAGTGTGTTCAGCGCCTGAACCTCGGTCATATTACCCAGCAGGTCAGACAGTTTGTGATGACTGATGATGTTTTTCATTTGGTTAGTCTCCTTAATTGTCGTTCCGATGAGATGAAGATAACCCACCTTGACGGACTCGTCAATACTAATTGCAAAAAAAAGCCCCGAAGGGCTTATTTAGCATCGGCAAAGGCTAACGCGCTTGTATCACCCTGTGCCACCGCGTAATGGCGCGCCACGTCTGCTGCATTTGTGAGATTAGCGTGAATATGTCCAATCTTGATATATAACCGTGGCTTACCACCGTCAATCATTATCACGTTGTTCACGCGCCCATCCTTGAGCGCCGGGTGCCAGTCGTAACCCAGTTGACGCATCATGTCGCGACGTTTACCCACCGGCACAGTACGGTCGGCGCGCATCTGGCGTAACAGGTTGTCCAGTGCCTTACTGCTCACCCAACCACCCGCAAAGCCCTGACGACCCTCGTCAATTGCTTCCATAATTTCCTGCTCAACACTACCGAGTGATGCTGTCACAGCCTCGTGAGTGCTGCTGGTCTCTGGTGCACGCTGACAATGTGTCGCCGGGTTAAATTGTGCGGGAATGGCGTAGTTCTCCAGATAATGCGTTACGGCTGCAAATCCGCCACCACGTTTGAGCCAGTCATACAGGTTAGGGAAGTAGTCGCCACTCATGCCGTCGCGCACGATGTCAATATGTTCCTGCTGCGCCGTGTAGAAAATAGCGAACCGACGGTCATTAGCCGTCTTGCGCACAGCGTTCTTGTGGTTACTGTTGAACATAAAGTTAGCACACAGACGGTGCATTACCTGGTCCTGTTGCATCGCGCGTTTAGCAAGGTATTCACCCGTAATCATCGGCTTGAGTATTTCAATCAGCTCGAGTTTCTGCTCCGGAACGTAAATATCTTCCACACCGATGAATATTTTATCGAACAGCCAGGCGTTGAACTTCTCGCCAATCTCCTGCGCTGGCGGCATGTGGCTGTAACGTGACCCGACCGCTTCCATTACGCACAGTGTGAACAGTGTTTTACCGTTACCTTCAACACCTTGGAGCAATGGTGCCCATTTAAATTTGACTCCCTTGTACTGTACACACGCTGCCATGTAGGACAGAAGAATGTCGCGGTCGCGCTCGACGGGTAACAGTTTGGCCAGATGAGTGAGGAAAGGTGTCACATCGCCCGGGACGCTTGCTACTGTCACCGGTACGTATGCGTTGACATGACGCAGACCGTCTTCTTCGATAATGGCACCCTGCGGCAGGTCCGGACGGAATGTTGAGCGGTCAACCTTCGGGAACATAATGCACTGACTCCGTGTGAAGGCTTCGAAAGCAGACTTTGTTGTTTTTTCGTTACTGTCATCTAACGCGAAGGCATAACCACCGTACATAACGTCGAATTGTTCCGATTTCAGCGTTTGACCATTTGGGGTTAATACACGATGACTATCGGCTACATATACGCAACCTTTAAAATGGTCTAATAATTGAGACCCACCAATAAACTGATAACCACTACGGATAACCGGCGCACCCGTCTCAACAACCTGCGCAGGGGTCACCAGTTCAATCGGTGCGCCGACACTGTAATAAGTTGTAAGAAGTCCGGCGGCGTTGAGGATGGTGCGCTCCAGATACGACTTATTGGTGAACCACTTATCTCTTTTAAGACCACTCTGTAGCATCAGCGATTTAGTTCTTTCGCAGTTCCCACCTGTCCACCATAAAAGCCGGGTGGCGAGAGATGAGTCAAGCGATGAACGGTCGTCGTCTTCCGATACCACGCCGTTCCACAGGTCTTTAAAAGTGGCCTTACCGCCAAAAACAACAGAAACCCCTTCCTTAGCTGCGCACGCTTTTTCGATGAGTTTCGTATCATCCTCGATCGGGTTACTACCCACCTGTGGCGAGTCTGTCCATTTTACCGATACCGTAGATTCTTCTTTCGGAAAATAGCGTGCAATTACTGTATTTAGCGCCCCGGTAGCATCGTGTTCCCATGACCCTTGTGCGCTTGAACCAGTCAAAGCAACAAATCTTTCGGTGTGGTATAACTCAATACCGAGCGGTATGTTTTTACAAGCGTGCTCGGGGATAGACGAGTAACTACCAATGATGTGCAATCCGGTGCCACTCTGTGAAATTTCAACATAGCACCCTGCGAAAGTCTGACACAGTTCTACAGCTAACGGAGACCACGCTCCGTCAATTAGACAATGGTCGATATCGATGAAGAAATATGGGTCTGTATCGGTGAACACAAATCCGACTCCGTCGGCACCCCGTGCGAGTGCGTCGCCATACGACAACCAGTCGTTCGGATTAGTTGTAGAACCGTGGGGACGCTTAGTTGTTTTGTCACCTACTTTAACGAGTGAGTAGGGAATGTACTGTTTTCTCTCTGTAATCATCATTTTAGTAGCCTTAACCAGTGTTGTAGTTCTGTTGACCATTGCAACCATTCTGTTGCGCCATCGAACCCCGTAAACCCGGCGGATTCGAACTTGTCATGAAACATCTTTTCAAACTGTCGTGCAGTTTGTCCGTCACATTCTATACGCTCTATGACGGATACGTCAAACGGTGTTACACGTTTTAATTTTCGGAATCGTTGTTTGAAATTATTGGTTATGCCAATTTTTACATATTGCCCACAATCGGAGCGAATTGCGTACATAGTCGCCGGTTTCGTCTGGTCGAATCCTGACTGCGCACAACCGGGACAGCCTTGACCAGATAGATGATTAGCTGGTGTTTGTTTGAAATCCCCATGTTGATGGCATCGTATGGTTACTTTTGTCTTGTTACCGGCGTAGATAACTTTCGAGTAATCATATTTATCACCATGTTTTTCAATGGATTTATTCTTAAACTCTTCGCTGTTACTTTTTTCATTACCCCTGCAAACTGGACAACCATTGTTTTGATTTATCAGATTATTGAACGCCGATTCCCACTCACCATGCTCAGGACAAGAACAGACCAATCGACTGGATGAGTTTACATAATCGTTTACCCATTTAACGAAGCTATAACCTCGTATTGCACAGTGTTTTAATATCTGTTTCTCTCTATCCCGTTTTGGTACACGTTGTGCATCTGAAAGTTTTTCTTTTCGACATTCCGGGCATCGGTTACCTTTCGAACTGAAGTTGTCGAATCTTGATTCCCACTCGCCATGTTTTTCACACGCACAAATGAATCTGGATTTAGGATTGGAATATCCGTCTACCCACCCGACAAAAGAGTAAACAGTACCTTCGCACAGTTGGGAGATTTGACTCTCCCGTTCCTGTGCAGTGTATTTTCTTCCCATTGACTTACCCGTTTTTACAGAAGCGTGGTCAGCGCACGAGTGCGTAGCTCCAGTGGTGCGGATTTGGCAACGCTATCACCCAGCGCCATCCCCTGTCCAATCAATTCGAGGTTTTCTTCTTCCACTGCCCGTTGCATCACTGCTTCACGAAGTGCGGACATCTTAACCCAGTGATGGTTGACTGACCCCATCGCCACGCCAGCCTCAGCCGCCACACCATCGCGGGTAAGAGTACCAAAGCCGTCGCGCTGTGCCATCGTGTAAGCTACTTCCAGAATGTGTTCTTTGCTCATGAGTTCGGTTCCATTAGGTAATTTGTTGCAGTATGGCACAGGTTGACGGAGTGGTCAACTACCCAGTAATACTCGGTCATGTGCGATGAGTGCCTGACACTTATTTGCAATCCTCAACCCTTCGATTGATTGTCGATACCCTGGTGACCATTTCTCCCCCGGAGGAAAATAGTATTCGTGGATATGAAGTACGGCTTCCATCACATCCAGTGCTGTTAAACGACGTTGATACTCTTGCTCACTCATCATAATTCCCCTTCACCATTCCAGAATTTAAAATCACCGCCCAGCCCGATAATGAGTGTCCCAAACGCAAGCTGGGCCTCTTCGTGTTCCGTACCTCTATATTTCCACCCGGATTTTTTCACCTCACGTGCCACAAACTGTCCAATGGTTGATCCGACCATATCTGGTGTGATAACCACGGGGCGGATGCCGATGAGGTCGCTACTGCGCAGACGCTTACCTAACGCGGGAGTCTCATTGCACAGCCCGAACCGGACAGGAACGCCACGCTTATCGGGTAAAACACCTTTGTTATTGCGGAAAAGTCGCCAGCCCTTTTTACTGGCGAGTAAACGCGCATCGTCCTGCACCTTGTGTTCACCTGTCGCATCTTCGGACGGTTCCACATCCAGTCCCACCATTGTCACAAGGTCAGCCAGTGCCTCAGCCGTGATACTGTGCTTACGTTGCCATTCGAGAAGTGTTGAGGTCATAAGTCACCCTCTTCCCAATCGTGATTTTGTTCAATCTCGATCCATCTACGCTGTTCTTGTTCAAATTGTTCTTGGTTATAATCCTTTCTACCGCAATGGGGACATTTTTCATGATTTGGCACCGGGTCAGAATATTCTTCACCACCGTGGTCACAAAACCAGTTGTCGTTTAAAAATGCTTCATTACTGTCAATCATTTCATCTGCTAAATTTATCATAACCCAATCCTCTCTCTTAATTTATCCGCATCAGCCGCTTTGAGCGCCTGCGCCTCCAGCCATGACACACCGTACGTCAGGTAAAATTTACGAAATATTTCGCTGTCGCTCAGACCTTCCGCACGGCGATACCCGGCCCACTGAGCAAGAGTATGGTCCAGTTTGACGAGCGCGTCAAGCCTTTCTCTCTGACGTTTAACGTTAGCCATCACCCCCGGCACTGGTACATGTTGTGCGGTCAGTCTCTCACGCATTGCCTCGGGTGTCTCACGTGCTCCCACAACCTCATTACGCATCTGCGCCAGTACATCCGGGTCAAGCTCGTACAGGTCGCCATCTACTTGCATCGGTCCGGAGCGGTCTGCCGGTTTTGGTACAGGCTCACCACAATCCGGACACGCATCACGGAACCGCTCATACACCGCCGCGCAAGCTGTACACACACGCACCGTCGATGGTTCACTCTTACCCGTACGACGCTCCCGGCGGTCAAGACTCCACTCACGCGGTGCATCCGGTAAACCGTGGCGCATGACGTTTGATACGGCGTCGATAACCGTGAGGTGCGTCTTTCCGGTAGCCGGACTGGTTCGTGTACCTCGACCGAACATCTGGCAAAAAAGCGCGTAACTTTGTGTGGGACGTGCGAACGATACGACTTCCAGGGAACTAACGTCCGTCCCCTCTGTCAGAACGCTATCATTTACAATCTGTAAAACTTTACCGCTCGCAATGTCGCGCAATGCCTGGATGCGTTCGCTGTCTTTCATCCGCCCCGATACAGCTATAGCGGGTACACCTTTTGCGCGGTACGCCTCAGCAACTTCTTCCGCCATATCCACGCCAACAGTGAAAGTTACCCCCCGTTTACCGGGTGTAAATTTTAACCAGTGTTGAACAATGTCACCCACAATGTGAGATTTACCAATTTCTTCCTTGAGTTCTTTTTCAGCGTAATCACCCGTTGTTGTACTTACTTTGACATGTTCCAGTTTTAAATCAGTAGGTGGACAGTAAACTTTATAATCCACCAGAAAGCCCATCTCGATTAGGTCGCGCATACCCGGGCCGATAACGAGTGCGTCACCATACCCATCTGTTTCACGTGACAATCCTTTTCCATCGGCCCGACATGGTGTGGCTGTCAGCCCTAAACCGCGTGCACCCGCATCATCGAGTGGCGTAAAAACACCACCCCATGTTTTCGAATCGCGCGTATAATGGTGAAATTCATCACCTATGATTGTCAATTTATCGCGATACGCTTTCAGTTCGTCAATGTGTTGCTGTTTGACAGACTGAACTGATGCTACGGTTATCTTTGCTGACGGGTCGTAATAAGTTCGCCCATGGTCTTCCATGTGGAGCCTGATTGAATACTTTATTGTCGAGTGTGCTGCGATTATGTTGTGACGGAGTTCGTTTCTCGCCAGCGTGTTACTCAACTGTGATATTAACTCAGAACGATGTGCAGTAATCAGAACACGCTGCCCACGTGCCGCTTCTATTCGGGCTATTTCACAAAGCACACTGGCTTTACCACTGCCGGTGGGCATGACTAACACCACAAAGCGTTTACCGACAGCCCAATTTGCGTATACGTTATCAATTGCATCCTGCTGATATGGTCGCATTATTAACATTTGGTCGGCCCTTTGTATGTTTGATTCTTACCCTTGAAAGACGGTTCAGAAATTGCCCGTTCGACAGTCCACCCGGTGCGGTGCGTACGGCCATAAAAGTACGGTCGCCACATTGATATTTACGGTTATCACGGGTGATTTTTACGCATTTGATGCTCATCTCCCCATCCTCTCTGTTATTGACGATGACGTCATTATGTCGCACCACCCACCCCGTGTCAAATTTAAAATTAGTGTTGACGAGTGCGTCATGGTGGTATAGAGTTCACCACATCGACAACAACGGAGGACAGAGAGACATGAGTAATATCACATTAACCATCCCGAACGACGACCACATTGCGCTGCGTGCGTTTGGTAAAGCACTGGAAGAAATGGCACTTGCGCACGGTGCGCCACTACGAGTTAACCCCCACGTGGACGTGGAAAAATTGCGTGAGACAATGGGGAATGCGGAACCAACGTATATCGTTCCTGAAGTTGACACCACTGCACAACAGGTTGAGTCACTCGGCGCAACGCACATCATTACCGAGCAGAAATTAGTTGGTGGCCCCGTACATGTGGGTGACGGTAATTTCTCACAAGGATACGTCGCCACAGTCGAGGAAATTGCTGACCCCGTTGACTCAACTGGCACACCGTGGGACGAACGTATCCACTCCACCAGTAAGGCGCTCAATGCGGACGGTACGTGGCGTCTGCGTCGTAAGCCGAAGGATATGGATGAACTGGAATGGGTGGCACTGATTGAGTCGGTTAAGGGTGAGTTGCATACTCAAACACCGGTAATGACTGATGAAGAAGTTAAAACCCTGGAACCCGTGGAAATTGGCGGACCGACACGGGAAGAAGTCGAACCACCTGTAACACCACCGGGCGATGATTTCCACACTGACGAGCAAACCGTTGCCGGTATTCCGCCACTTCCTGTACCGCCGCCGGTAGTTGTTGCACCACCTGTACCGGAATTTGATGACGGCGTTCCTTTCCCACCATCGGGCACTGTCTCTCCAGCGTTAGAGCGTATGGCGGACCACACTGTATGGGACTTCCCGCGCCTCATGACCTTCCTGACCGAGCGTCACGGTAAGATTGATGTGGCAACGGTGAACACGCTGCTGGCGCAGGACGGTATGTCGTCGGTGCAGGAACTGAACGCCCACCCGGATAAAATCGGTCCGTTCGTGGCACGTGTTAAAGCGCATTTGGGGGAGTGAGTTGTATGAAGGAGAAAGCGTTAACACAAGAAACACTCAAGGCTCTTCTCCATTATGACCCCGTCACAGGGGTCTTTACTTGGTTGGTGAGTCCAAGTTTCACTGTCAAAGCTGGGGATAAGGCCGGGAATGTCACGCCTAAAGGTTACTGGCAAATCGGGATAAATAGAAAGCGGTATTTGGCACATCGCTTAGCGTGGCTCTACGTACACGGAGTTTTTCCGGAAAAAGACGTTGACCACATTAACCGTAATCCAGCAGACAACCGGATTGTTAATTTGAGAGATGTCAGCAATCAATTTAATTTATTTAACACTTCGAAACAAAAAGATAATACCTCCGGTTACAAAGGGGTGACTTTCATACCAAAGGTTAAAAAGTGGCAAGCCCAAATCAGAATGAATAGTAAGAAAGTGTACTTAGGTACATTTGATACACCCGAAAGAGCTGATATAGCACACAGAATTGCTGAATATTTTAGAGAGAAATATTATGACCACTCAACTACCAAAGGTGTCTGATGCTTCCATGTGGATGACCTGTAACGGGTCATTCCGGGCGCAACAGGCTTATCCACCACTGGACGTCGAACCATCGCAGTCACGTCTTGAAGGGCGTGCCGCACACGAAGTGGCTCAGAAGTTATTCAAAAATGAGCCATTCAGTGGCCTGGTGGGTAGTTTGTCAAAGGATGGAATTATCATCACAGACGAACTGTTTGATGCTGCTCGTGAGTATTTTAACGAGGTGTGGGGTTATTGTAACACTCACGGGCGAGTGCACGACCTTCACGTTGAGGAAGTGTGTCCTGTTCCGGGTTATGACGACTGGTACTGTATTCCCGATGCGTGGGTGTACGTACCGGAAGGGAAGGTACTACGTGTCTGGGACGCGAAATTCGGTCACCGTATTGTTGACCCGTTTGAAAACTGGCAGTTGTTGATTGAAGCGTTCAGTATTTGCGAACAATTCCAGTCGCCACCGGGCATTATTGAACTGGTCATCGTACAGCCACGCGGATTCACCGGTGAGGGTACGGTGCGTAAATGGGCGCTCACATACGATGAACTGTGCGCATACCGGCAGCAGGTGAACGAGACGATACTCCGCGTGCTGGATGCCACGCCGATGTGTACACCCGGACCACATTGTCTCGACTGCAGCGCGCGTGCACACTGTGACACGCTGAAGCAACAGAGTTACGCCGCGGTGGACTACGTGACGTCACTGCAGACGCACAATTTGTCCGGACATGCCCTGGGTGTTGAGTTGAGACTCCTGCAGCGTGCACAGGAGATGATTAAAATGCGTCTCAGTGGTCTGGAGGAACAAGCACTGCATGAGATTAAGCAGGGTCGACATGTGACATTCTACACCGCTAAAACCACATACGGTCGTAAGCGCTGGAAGAAAGATGTTCCGGTGGACCAGGTGATATTCATGGCCGAGTTGCAGGGAGTTGACGTCCGTAAGCCGCAGGAACTGGACACACCCGCACAGTGTGCGAAAAAAGGTATCGACCCGTCTGTTATTGAGCAGTACGCTGAAACACCTGTCACGGGTGTCAAGCTGGAACAGGTCGATGAACGCAGTATCCGTAGTGTATTTGAGAGGAGGTGAGAGATGAGTGAGCAATTTCTGGAGTGGTTCGATAAAACATTCAGTGAAGCACTATTCAAGGGTGAAGAACGTGAATATCTGAAAACGTATACCTGGTTCGCGTGGCGTGACGCCCTCCGCCAAAATAATGCGAAATAACTACTTGACGCACTCGTCAAACTAACGTAGTATTCAAATCACCGGGAGACAGAGGGTCTCCCACACTTAGCAGAGAGGATTTACAAGATGGCTCAATTTACTTTCGTTACCCCTGTTGCTCGCCTGATTCACGGTCACCCGCTGAAACAAAATGTACGCACTGATGGAGTTACAAAACAACCGGTTCTTGGTAAAGATGGTCAGCCCGTTAAAGAGATTTACATCGGTATTGCAATTCCTAAAACCGGTGAAGCGGACTGGAAAGATACCGAATGGGGTAAACAAATCGCAATGGCGGCGCTGGACGCTGAAAACGGTTACGATGCCGCCACCACTCGCCGCCCGGATTTTTCCTGGAAAGTAATCGATGGCGATAGCGACATCCCGAACAAAGCTGGTCACGCACCGAATGAGGACGAATATAAACGCGGTCACTGGGTCTTGCACCTGAACACCCGCATTCCGTACAACTGTTATCATGTTGGTAAATATAATCCGCTCGATGCGATTCAGGACGTAAACGCTATTAAACTCGGCGATTACGTTCGTGTGAATATCGTGGCGAAAGGTAATAAGCCGTCCAAAACTCCGGGCGTGTATTTGAACCCGAATCTGCTCGAGCTGTCACGTGTGGGCGAAGCGATCATTCGTGAAGGTAGCGGTCCGGACGCGGCAAGCGTATTTGGCGGTGGCACACCTGCGCAGGCGGCACCAACCCCGGCCCCAGCTGCTCCGGCACCCGCAACACCTCCGCCAGCAACTGACCTGTTGGTAACACCTCCGCCGGTTGTTGAAGAGAAGTACAGTTACAACGGCGTGGTGTATACCAAAGCACAACTGCTCGGTATGCCCGGCTGGAGCGAAGAGTTAATCGCACAACACTGTCAGAAAGTAGCATAACCACAACGCCCCGGTGTGAGCCGGGGTAATTTAACTGGAGAGGGTGTATCATGACCGAACTCGACCCACGACTGAAAAAGATTGATGAAAAGTTAGCCGAACTGGAACGCGCTATTAAACAGGTGCAGGAGCAACGCCGGGAATACATCAACCGGAAAGGACTCAATAAATAATTATCCAAGCCCCTTAACCGGGGCTTTTCTTACAGAGAGGAACAGAGATGCACTATTTATCGAAATGCGAAGACGCAACTTGCGGTAAAACTTATCCCGCTGACCTCCACAATTGCCCTTACTGTGGGGCTGATTCAGCGTTTTCCAGCGTTGCACCACTGGACCCACGGGACTGGGGATACGATTTAGAGACATACAAGAACATCTTCACCGCCTCATTTATTCACGCTGCGACGGGTATGGAGTTAGTCTTCGAAATCAGTGACCGTAAAAACGAGCAGTCGCAATTAATCGAATTCGTGTTCAACCTGGGACGCAGTAAGGCCCGTGGGATTGGATTTAATAACCTGGCATTCGACTATCCGGTGCTACACTACGTGGTCAATGCACCGGGTTGTACACTGGAACAGATTTATGCGAAGGCGCAATCACAGATTAAGCCCGAAGGTCAGTGGCCAGAAATCATATGGGACCGCGACCAGATTTTCGAGCAGATTGATCTGTACAAAATAAACCACTTCGACAATAAAGCCCGACGTACCAGCCTGAAGGCGTTAGAGGTAGGCATGCGGTCCCCCAACGTAAAAGACCTACCATTCCCGGTCGGAATGGTGTTGAACGATGCGCAGAAAGATGTCCTCATCGCATACAACAAGCACGACGTCCGCGAAACACTTAAATTCTTCGTGCGTTCACTCGACAAAATTCATTTCCGCGAGGAACTGACAAAGCAATACGGACGTAACTTTATGAACCACGCCGACACTAAAATCGGCAAAGATATATTCGTTCACGAACTGGAGAAGGCCGGGGTAGATTGCTCGGGAGTAACTATTCGTGAACGTATCGCGCTTGCGGATTGCATACCCCCTTACATCAAATTTGAACGACCGGAGTTCAATCAAATTCTGGAACGCATTCGTGGGGTTGTACTCACGAAGAAGCAGCAGGACGAATTACTGACCACAAAAGGTGTGTTTAGTGATATGACCGTCATGGTCGATGGTGTCGAATATTCGTTCGGGTTGGGAGGTATCCATAGTGGTATTCCGAACTACGTTGTGCATTCCGGCAACGGTAAGTTATTGAAAAATAAAGATGTTACAAGCATGTACCCGTCCATTAGTATAAAGAACAGGTACTATCCGGAACACCTTAGTGAAACTTTTTGTGATGTATATGAACAACTGTTCATTCGTCGCCGTGATGCTAAGCGAGCGGGAGATAAAACAGTTGATGCCGCATTGAAACTCGCCCTCAACGGCACCTTCGGAAACATGGGGAGTAAATTCAGCCCATTCTGCGACCACAAGTGTCTTCTGAGTATCACTATTACGGGACAACTTTGTTTGGCAATGTTGATTGATAGATTGATAACGCGAGTTCCAGACATGATTATTCCGCAATCGAATACTGACGGGGCTGTCATGTACTACCCCGAACAATATGATTCGTTAGTCGAATCTATTTGTGCGGAATGGGAGAAAGACACAATGTTGGGACTTGAGACGGACGAAGTAAAATCTCTTTATCAGCGTGATGTGAACAATTACATAATGACCATTGGTTGACATCGGGCAAAAGAAAATTTAGGATGGTATAAACAAATCGCAACGGTATGAGATGATGATGTGGAAATTGAAATGCAGAGAAGAAATGTCTCTGGAGTTATTAAAAGAACATTTCACTTATAATCCCACGACTGGGGAATTCGCAAGAATAAAGAGATACGATAGTTATGGTAAACCCAAATCAATATATTCGCCAATAAGGGACTGTAATAATAGGGGCTATTACTGGGCGAATTGTTTTGGGTTGATGTTTCTCGTACATCGCCTCGTGTGGTTATATATGACGGGTGAACATCCGAATGGTGAAATTGACCATATCAATGGTAATCGAAAGGATAACCGCTGGGAAAATTTACGTCTTGTTACGGCTTTTGAGAATGCTAGAAATCAGGGTGAACGCAAAGATAACACCTCCGGGTGCAGAGGCGTTACAAGAAATGGTGCGGGATGGTTGGTACGTATATCACATGAAGGGGTTCGTTATCACTTGGGCACATTCAGAGATAAGAATGAGGCAATCGCCGTTCGCAAGCAAGCTGAGCGCGATTTAAATTATCACCCCAATCACGCAAAGCGGGAGTCACGGAAATATGAAAATTAAAAGAAAAGGGTGTTACGAGTACAAATACCAGTGGCATCAAGACCCATCGGCGATGATTGTTGCCCGCGCAGCCGAAGCCGCCCTCGTACACGGTGAGGACATCCGCACGTTCATCACGCGGCACCGTGACCCGTTTGACTTTATGCTGCGAGCAAAAGTGCCTCGTTCGGCACGTCTGGTGATGCGTTGGCCTGAGTGGGGCGCTGAACAGGAGATGCAGAATACCACACGTGTGTTTATCTCGCGTAATGGTGGGTCACTGGTTAAGCTGTTACCACCAACCGGTACACCAGGTACATGGAAGCGCAAGAATGGTGTCAAGGACGATGTGTACAATGCGGTAATGCGTGAGATTACAGGGCAACCTGGAGACCTCGACAGCATTGGTACACCGTGGGATGAGCGTATCCACACGAAGAGTCGCAGTAAGCACGATGCAGTGCGCGAAACAAGTATGTGTGCAGGATGGAAGGTGACAGAGTGTGCAGACGCTAAGGATTTCGACTGGGGCAGTCTGGACTACGAATATTATGTGAAAGAAGTGGAAAAGTTAGTTTTACCGTTGTTGAGGTGAGAAAGTACCGGCGCATCACTGTGCCGGTTTGTTCATCTTTTGACGCATTTCAGCAAGTTCAATTTCCGCCTTTTCGCGTTCGATTCGCCTAATAATTTCCTTCTCCTTACGCTCGGCGGACTCATTACGAATTCGTTGTATGTGACCACAAATCATGACAACCGTCAGTATAATACCACACAAGGTGGCGAAGATACCGACGGTTTCCGGGGTAATGCCGTATTTAGTCATCAGTCCCGTTATCGTCGTCCCGCTCGCCACTACCGTTCCGACTTGTGTGTTTCCAGTAAAGCTCATAGCGTTTTCTCGCTTCAATGTACCACTCGACAACCCGCACCAACATGAGAACGATGGCCAGAGTTGTCGATATGAACCGCAATACCTCCAGCATCGTCACTGTCCTTTTTCAGTATCGTGAAGATTGCCACGCAGTACAGCATCGTGAACGTTGCCGCATAGATGTCGAGTGGTCGATAGAAAAACCACAGAAACCACCCCATTAGGTTAATCAACATGGAGACAATGCTGATGAGCATCATGTCGAGAGACTTCCGGGATGTTCCAAACCGATACAGAATGCCGACCACTGCGAAATCGCAAAATGCGGCGAGGAAAAAGTAAATCGAACCATCCAGATTGCTGCACAACTTCTGGAAAAGAGTCGCCACCATCACGAAGAGAAACGAGGCTCCTCGAGGTCTGGCGATCACCGAGGCAATCAGGAGGGCGTACATTGTTTACTTGGTCCGCCGTTTTACTTTCGCGTCACCGGTTTTACCACGAGGTTTAACACACGCCCCACCGGCGTCTCCTGCTTTACGTGATTTAGTCTTGTACATTTTACCGCCCTTGTATGTTAGGATTAAGCCTAATTGTACAGCAGGTGTTACCGAATGAAAAATCCTTTAAGTAAACAAATGACCGCCCTTCTCACCGCATTTGCAATGGGTGGTACGGGTACCGCGGTAGTCACGCAGACGGACATCCTCAATCAGTTCCTGAACGAGAAGGAAGGGAACAGGCTGACAGCATATCTGGACAGTGCAAATCCTCCCATCTGGACCATCTGCCGGGGTGTGACGCGCATCGATGGTAGGCCGGTGACAAAGGGTATGCGACTTACTGAAAAGCAGTGTGACCTTCTGAACGATAAAGAAGCGCAAAAGTCACTCAAATGGGTACGCGACAATATCCCGGTAAAACTGAACCCGGTGCAACAGGTCGGCATCGCATCGTTCTGCCCGTACAATATTGGACCTACCAAATGTAAGGGGTCGACATTCTTCAAATTGCTGCAAAAAGGCGACTGGAAGAACGCGTGCAAACAGATTCCTCGTTGGGTGTTTGATGGTGGTCGTGACTGCCGCATTAAAAGTAACAACTGTTCTGGGCAGCCGATTCGCCGGGAGCAGGAAGAGTATTTGTGCCTGTATACACTGGGGGAATCGAAATGACAATGTTACAGCGGGTAGTAATTGTTGTAGGAATCGTATTCGTGATATGTACATATTGGCTAGGTTATTATCACGGTAAGCAGTCAGTCAAGCTGGACGATTTCAAAGAATATAAGGCAGCTGTCGAAGCCCGTGATGCGCTGCAGGAAAAACTCAATGCTTCCGATGTGGAATTGCAGAAAATGCAACGGGAACTAAAAGAAGCCCGGGACAAAAAAGTTGTTGAGAAAGTCACCATTTACCGCGACCGAATCAAAGACTCCACCACCGCTCAGTGTGTCAAAGAGAGCGGTATCCTCGACCTGTATGATGCGACCGTAAAATGAAAAAACTCATCCTGCTGATATCTGTACTTATTTTAACCGCGTGTACTCAGGAAGTGCGCAAATGCCCGCCACCATCTAACGACCTGCTTACGCCGAGTGGTGAATTGTGGACAACCGATGGCGACCCCGAAAAGGCCGCTACGGTAATTCCACATAACGGGGAAGTTCTGATGGCCGACCGGGACAGAGTGTCCCGGTGGCAAAACTGGTGGGAAGGTTGTAAAACCTTATGAATATTCCTCGACAATCAGAATACCGGCGGTACCTGCTCCGCCGGTACACGATGTTCCACTGAGTGCGGTGTCATAAGCACCACCGCCACCAGAGCCTGGCGCTTTACCAGCGATACCACCACCCGCACCGGCACGACCACCGCCGCCCATGTAGGAAGATGCACCGTTGCCGGTAACAAAATAGGTTCCGGTTTGTCCGTCGCTACCATCACCGCCGCGAATGTTAACAAGACCGCCGGTAGCGGTACCGCCAGCGCCACCCGGGGTGTTAGTCGCCGATATTCTGGATGCACCACCACCACCGCCAGCGGTCAGACTACCGAATACACTATTACCGCCAGCGGAACCCGCTGCAGCACCTACACCGCCCGCACCACCAGTACCAATGGTCACGGAATACGATGATGCCAGAGAAGTAATCCATGCGATAACAGTTGCACCGGCACCACCGCCACCACCGGAGAAAGTGGATGAGGTTGCCGAAGCCTGACAACCACCACCACCACCACCACCACCCACCAGTGTGACTTTAATGGCCTTTGTACCAGTGGTGGGAGTGTAAATTGCCGAAGATGTGAGTGTACGCACATTCAACAATCGCCCCGGTGTTGCAGTCATGAGCGCGTCGTACATCTGACTGTCTGACCCCGTGTCGATATCACCATTTGGCGTAACACCCGCCACGTTGAGCACACGAGCAAAAAAACCATCCCAGTCATTGGCCCAGTCTGCTTCAAAGTAAGAACCATCTTCCGCCGTTGGTGATGTGCGGTTTTTAAATGCACCCTGGGGTGATGCAGTTGTGGGATTCTCAAACCTTCCCGGGTAACGGTTGCTACGGTCTAAAGCCATTGTTTAAACTCCTACAAATCCGGTCGCTTGTGTCAATGAGTCACCAAATTGCATTGATGAGTCACCTGCCTGTACATAATCGTAAGCCTCAAGGAAACCATTGAATTTTACACCCTGCGGCTTCGGAACAAAAGAGGCATTGACGAGCGCCCACCGTTCGAGGTCTGTAATTTCTCCGTAGAATTCTACGGAGAAACTCATATCCTCACCATCAACCAGACGGGTGACCTGTGCATTGGGTAACAGGAAATTCATTCCATTAATAATGTCTTCAATGGTCGCGTATGAGTTGTTTTTGAGAATTTTAGATTTAATTGCCAGGCGATATAAGTTGTCCGACATGCTCTCGTCTGAATCGATACTCGGCGTGCTGCACATTGCGGAGGTATCGCCGAATTCGGCCGGACCATTGACATCGCTGGCACACATGGCGGTATCCATGGATACCTTTCCCATGAAATCACGAGATATAACGACTATTCGCCCAATAACATCGAGTTGTTCACCTTCCACCATATCAATCGAATACATGATACGCACAGCTGCGGCCACATCTGCAATCTGTGTGGCCAGGCTACGTGTGATGTTATACCACGCAGCGGCCTTTGGCTTGTTACGGTACTGAGCGTAGATGCGATTCGGAGCATCTGACTCATTTGCGACGTAGCCGCTGACAATTGTCAGCGGTACGAAGTAGGGAGCGGGGAAGAAGTTCATTCGTTAACCCAAGAGTAACGTGAGTGTTTCCTCTACAATTGCTTTTTGCGTAGCGCCATCACCGTCTGCACTGATGAACCGCTCCTGAAGTTCCAATACCTGCTCGTCCAGTGAGTCGTCGCAGATGATGCCATTATCGGCAACAATCTTGTCTCGCTTCGACAACATTTCCACTGTTGCATCGAGAGCGGAAATTGTTGAAAAATATTCAATTATTCCACGATAGAGCATGCCCGCGTCTTTTGATGCTGTACCTTTCATTTATTACCCCCAATATGAGATGCGAATTTCTTTCATGTAGTTGTCGATTACATTGTTGTACATATATAAGTGTACATACCACGAGCCATCAAGTCCATTAGTTGTGTCCGTCATTCTCACAAGTCCCGGACTGACGCTGGTGCTGTATTGTGCGGTTAGAGTCGTATCCGTTTGTCCCGTTGCTGCCACCCTCGTGTTTGAAAACGCACTATAAGGTGCTGTAGATATATTACCATCAAACGCGACCATCTGAATCAATTCGGCCTGAATGGTTGAGCCGGCAGTAAAAGCGGCATCACTGCTTGCGTTGAAGCTACAAAATAGAGAAATAGTGTCAACTGCTTTAAAGCTGGCCGGAACTTCCCATAAGAAATGTAAGTCCGTGGATGCTTTAGTTCTCACCATCTTACCGTATGACCACGCGGTGGTATCACTCTTGCTGTTCGTAAGTATGTCGGCAGGACGAAGATATTTATACCGGCGTAAATAACCTTTAACGGTGTTATTCTGGAGATACTGTCTGAAGAATACGGTTGCACTCTCAATCACACCGAATGATGCTGGTTCGCTCCGCACGATGTTACCACTGGCGTTCACGTTAGCGAACAAGATGTCATAAGGCGTTGTACTATCGGCGTTAAAATCGGAAAAAATATCGTATTTTGACGCTACAGAAATCAACGCTACGGTTGCTTGTCCGCTCACATTACTAATGTAGTTGGGTTTGGTCGAATCCAGATATGATACATTCGTGTAGAAGGTCGCAACCGTGCGTTTGCAGTTTCTCACATTGATGTTAGAAACTGTACACCCTTTCGAATTGTTGAGTAAAACACCCTCAGCAGTATTAGACAGCCCAAGGTTGGGTACGTTCATGTTTGTAATTGAGCAGTTTTCAACAACATTTGTAGCAACGCATGAGCCGTGGTCAATATCCGCAGGATAAGAGCTGTGTTGCCACATTTTATCGATGGAACAATCCGTACTATTGGAAATAAAGCCAACGCTGTAAAAAGTCCTTGCCTGGTTAGGCTTATCGACATGTAAGTTCCAAGCGTGACAGTTATAGCACGATGGAGTTTCGGGTGAAGTATCAGACCCCATACCTATCAACTGAGTCCATCCGTCACCACCACCCCATATGTTATACGCAACACAATTCTGTGCGTTAACAAAATTGATACCGTAACCACCGTTTGTATTTGTTCCGGTATATGTGGCAACTAAATACAAATCGTGAATCTTAGCCCCAGTAATTTGTACAAAAGACTGGTTGTCACGAAGAAATGCTCCGAGGGTTGGGTTTACAAATGATGTGTTTTCGGTGGACGCAGCAGGGTAAGTACCAGCGCGATAATTCGCCAGTGTTGTATCTCTGTTAGCCTCCACGGATGACCCCATAACAAATCCACCGCGGCCTTTGTTGAATATTGGGTCTTGAAATATAATTCTTGAACCTCTACCGGCACCATATACTTCGACATTGTCGAAGAGATGAACCGGGTATGTCATCAGGTAGCCACTGGTTGTCGATGGGATATAAATAGATGCACCACCCAAACTCTGAGCAAACAAACACGCTTGCTGGAGTTTCCACGCATTATCAGTAGTACCATCGGCTACAGGTTCCCATTCAATAAATGAGATATTACCGTTGTTTTTTAATTTCCACCGCTTTCCTCCTGTGGTAACAACCACACCCCCTGACAGGTCTTCACTTGTAGTATCGGACGCATCGTGATAGTAGACAGACCCCCACGACATGGTGATTCGCTGTCCGTCTGTCACCGGTTCAACGGTGCGTAGAGTTGCGATATCCGGACAAGCCCCAATCAGACCAAACCCCTCTGTAGCGCTGAGATTGTCACGCAATATCTGGTCACTGTCTACCGCCCAAAACCCAACAGCAATACCACCCGTACCCGCAACCGTGGAACCAGCCGGTACGGTCACAGGATAAGTACCCGTCCAGTAATACAGATAAGTACCGTCACTGATACGGTCAAGATTACTGTTCAAAGTACCACCAGTCGTGAAAGTGACAGTGCTCTTAACAGCGCTCACAATTGCTGTGGCAGCATTAGACGCGGAGTTAGCTGCATCTAATGCGCTGTTTGCGGATGCTGTGGCGCTACTCGCAGCGGCTGCAGCTGAAGCCGATGCACTCGATACGGCCGCTGATGCGGCGGCTGTCAAATCATCGACCTGCTGGAAATTGTTGTCCAGTTCGTCCCACGTTAAGGGCCGACCCAGGTCTGCGCGTTTGATAATGGTCATACGATGGTCACCGTGATGTTTGAGGTTGTCCAGCGGGATAATTCATTAAAGTCAATGGTAACATTCGCAGTGCCACCATTCAACGTCATACTGTTAACGTAACTGTTACCGTATGAACCAATAACTTTGTTAATAGGCGTGTAGAGCGAACTGTACGGTACTGTTTCACCGATATCAAACCCATCCGGCTTAAACCCGTACTCTGTCGGAATCAGACCGCCAGCGGCGTATTCCATGATTGCATCCTGAATGAGTGGCTCGAGAGTTGCCTGAGACGGTAGAGAACCATCATCTTTGATTTCAATAGCTACCACCATGTCCACATATACGGGGCGACTAAATTTGATATCTTTGGTCATCGTCGGGTAAGTGGGCGATGTGACAGTCACGGTCACGCCGGTTCCAGCCTGATAAAGTGTGACACCCGGATTTTTTTTAAGGTAGATGGCCATCGCTACGTCGTCGTCCGTACCACCATCGACAATGGGAGCAATACTGTGACCCGGCTGACCGTTGCTGTCGGTGGTGGCTTCGTCGTTCTCATAGACACGCACACGGCGTACACCTTCAACATTGAACAACTGACCCAGCATTGAATCAACCTGGTTGCTACCCGGCAGACCTACGGCCGTCGCTCGTTTAAGGCGTAACGACCCATCCGATTCAGCAGATGTACCGGGTGTTGCTGGAGTGGGGTTATTAACCGATACTAATCCGGCAACCGTGTCCACAATAGTCGTGATGGTGTTGGCGTCTGCTTCGATTTCACCAACCGTGGTACAGGTGATATCAACCGTTGCGGTACCTGAACTATCCAGCGTCCACGTCTGGTCGAGAGTGAATCGATAACCTGTCACAGATGATTCAAAGCGTGTGCCCGCAGGAACCTGAGTACCAGCAACACCCGTTAACACAAACCCTGTAACAGTCGATGCGGTACCTTCACTCCGGACGGTACCTGTCAGCGCGCAAATCACGTCGAGGTCGTAGCCGCTGGCTTTGTTCGGGTCTTTGGAGTTGTACGCCTGTTGCAACACTTCGTCGAGCGCGGAGAAGATTTCAGCATCGTGCGCCATCTTCAACCCATCGGGGGTGGATGGGTCAAGATTCCAGTTACTGTCGATACCCAGATATAACTGTTTTTCTTCGTCAAACCAGTCATTCTGTGATTTTACGCTATAGCCGGTACTGGTTAATTCAGCCATTCTCGGTCACCGTTAATAATCCGTAGGAGGTCAACACGCTGGCGGTGACCGTATAAGTTTTGTTGTCGATGTCGAAATCGGTGCTAAAACTGGTTAACTGCAGGACACCCGGAGTACCGGAGATGCGTTCACGGAGGCGTGCTTCGCGGACATCCATGGAAGTTTGTTTGTCGAGTATCTCCTGAAACCACGGTGTGCCGTCAGTCACATCCCGGAAATACTCACCCAGAAACAGGCGCAGACGGGTACGTATCGTCTGCTCTATTTCCAGTTGTTCAGTGATAAACATCGAACCCTGAGTAACGATGTCACCATCTTCATCTAATTTACGTACTGTCATCAGTTATTCGGCCCCGTATTAGAACCACCGGAAGCAACGCCGCCGTGGGTGTGTCCGTCAATTTCTTTACCGTTTAAAATAAGTGAACCAGGGGCGACAATATTACCATCTTTATCAATTGTCACCCCGTTGATATTTGCGGTTCCATCTGCGAGTAATGTCACGTGGCCATTTGCATTTTTAATCATACATGACGTATCGTTTTTTAACCAGACGTACTGTGATGCGTCCACGTTGCGCAAGCGAATACCATCATTAACGAAACCGGCTATGAGGTTATCAAGTGAACGAATTCCCGGTACAAACATTGCGTCCTGTTTGTGGTGAAAGCGTTTGACGGGATTAGCAGCAATGCCGCCGGTCTGCTTCCATCCATCAATGCAACGTTGACTAAAATGTACCATGCCCTCACAACCGGGTTTAATCTCGAACTCCAGTACGAAGTCATCGCCCGGGAAACTTACGGGAACGTCCACGATGGGTGGTGGGTCAAACGTAGTTTTGGCGACATCATCGGTCCGGGTGATTCCCAGTTGAATTTGTGCGCGCTGCGTATCCGGGTCGAACGTCAGCACGTAACCCGGGATGCACGTATACACGTCCTTCATGTTCTCGAAAAACGTGTCATTGGTGACGTTCTGTAAAAACGAGCGGCGCTGGTTAATGTCGGTCATGTCGCCCTCCTGTGAAAATAATGTCAAGTATACTATTGACACTCGCGTCAAACAATGCAATTATTTATTCACAGGCATGTAGCACATGTGTCTTTAGCGGTCCGGGGTGTCCTATTCCTTCGCATCAGCGGGTAGCCGGAATGTGTAGCCAGGCATGCACGAATGCGGTTGGTCACCGTGGCGGTTCGACTAATACAACAGGTGAGCGTATTGGGTAATGTCAGCCCTGGTTCGAAGTCGAAAGACATGCGGTAATACCCAGCCCAGGTTCCAATACGCTCACCTGTTGTAACCCCCGAGGAGGTGGTCAACATCTTGCTGACGGGTAAGCCGTAAGTGACTGGAGTAATGTTGTGAAACATAACAACAGTTGCGAAATGGTTTTCGGATAAAAGCATTGCTCTTGTTCATTAGTAGGTCCCACGACTCAAACCCAAACGATGAAATCAGTGCTTTTAACAGTAAACCATAATCTCTCTGTTGTGCTCCTGCATGTTTGCCCCGTACTCCGGGGCTTTTTTTACAAATCCAAAAGTGTCGTAACCTGACCGGCAACATTCGTTGCGGCTGTCTTTACGTTAATGTAACCACGCTCAATCAGTCCGGATATGGAGGTGCTGGAAACGTCGTTACTGTTTAGCTGATACTGTGCCGGTTGTGAACCGTTCGCCACGCGGTCAAGTGTGACAATCTGTTGCAGTTCAGCAACAAATATCAGTCCGTTCTCATTCTCCGGGTCTTTAGAGCGCCCGATACGCTGAATGACCATGTTGTTCAGCGTAATTTCACCCGTATCCACTGTGAATACCTGCCCGGAATACATGAAATCGAGCAAAGTGTTCAGTGTCGTACTGGAGCGAGTCTCATTTGAGCCGCTCAACCATCCCGCAAACAGACCAGCACCCGTGGCAATAAATGGGTTGTCATCGACGAGATTTGTCAACGCCCCGGTGAAATCGGTGATACTAACTTTCAACGGGTTGTTCGATACCGCACCCGTCATCGTGTAACGAATAGGCTGATAAATGATGTGGTCAGCAATTGGCGTACCTGTTTCAATAGGGTACTGCACAATGTCCACGCTGGCGTCAAGGTCATCAGACAGGACGGCATCGAACTGAAGCGACCCAAGCTGTGGACCGCGCTTTACCAGAAGGTTAATTAAACTCATAACATGTACGCCTTACCTTGTCTGAATCGTTCCTCAACACGTCGCCACACGTCACCGACAGTAATGTAACCTTTATGGTCCGTGTCAAGCCCTGCGTTCTGATTGTACGCTTTGGACGGTGATGAGTACATCACGGTTGTGGATGGTTTGCCGATGAATGCCGGACTGAATACAGCCATGTACACATCACCCATTGTTTTGTAACGCCCTTTATACTGGTTGAGATAATCAGTAATCGGACCCCTCACCTGTTCGGCTGCGGTCATTGACAGGATGACATTTTTATTGCGTCCATATTTAGTCTGAAACGCACTCGTCCAGCCGGCATTAGTAAACTGAATCAGTCCTACCGCGCCGGATTTGCTGTTCTTTGACTGTGGATTGAAGTTAGACTCTGCAGATATTACAGCCATAATCCAGTTGGGACTAATACCCAGACTTTGCCCAAGTTTACGTACCTCGGTGCGGAAATCCTGCTGCTGACTGGCATCCTCACCCTGCACGCCAACACGCCCGTAAATAAGACGATTACCAACATCAGTGTTCGTCGTGGTGGTATCCATTGACCCGGCACGCACAGCTTTGACAAATGTGTACCAGTCAGGACCGTGTGTGTCTCCGGTATGCTGAATCGTCTGAACGTTCCAGTCACCTTCCAGTTTAGCGTCAACGGTTGACTGGAATTCTACCGCGCCGAAATCGAATTTGGGCCATTTCGATTCAATATTAAGCACCGATGCAGGTGTCATACGGGGGTCAAGACGCATCTTAACGTCACAGAATACACCATCAATGCCGCCGTGAAGCGTGGGCGCATCAATCATCCCGGTGGCGGAACTGATTTTGATGGGGGTGGCTTTACGGTCATCAGACGGAAATCCGACAAACACTTGACCAGCGTATAAATGCCATTCGAAGCCATACGCTTTAGCCAGAATGTCAAGTTCCTTACTTATATCGGAGCTGACATTATAGCCGCCAGCCATGACAATAGAGGTAAATTTGTCCTCACCATTGACAAGATACAGCGGCTTCGACCAGTCCTGTGCGAGACTGGTCAAGATATCAAACAATGTCACGCCCTTACCGAAACTCGCACTCGTTGTCCCACCGTCGAGCACGTTGCTACCGCTGCGACACGTCACACGGGTGATGATGTCAGTACCGTCACGAATGGTGAAAACGTTGGTGACAAATCCGGTAAAAATCTGACCGATGCGCGACTGATACCCCGCGCGAAAAACAACGGTTTGATTTGGCTCAATCTTCGTTGTCGGTGCAAGGTTCCACAAACGAAACTCGCAGGTACTCAGACTGTCGCCGGTATACGTTGTCACATCGAACGAGCACCGGAGCATCGGGTACGACTGTGTGATGAAATTCTTTGTGTCAATGAGTATTTCATACTGGCGCAAATCCATTGTCAGTAACTCCTTTGCCGGGTCTGGTCAATTGCCTGCGGATACACCTGCGTCTCAAGATGATTCACGGTATAACGACCAATTGCGTTACCGTCCAGTATCACGTCACCCTGTGTAGTGAAATTGCCGTTAAGCTGAATCGGACGGTTTATGGACTCCATAATCTGAGTCAGTTGCTGACTTTGCTGCGCGTAATTATTAGTCACCGGACTTGCTTCAGCACCATACGAACCGTCGTTAGCACCCATTGCCCACGGGGGCAATTGTTCGTTGTTTACGCTGCCATTAATAATCGAATCATTAACGGACTTACCGTTATTATTGAGAAAATCCTGTGTGTTTTTGCCGACGTTCCGGGGGTCAAATCCTGTTTTATCGCCAATCCATGCGGCGGCTTTGTCAGCACTTCCCACCACATACTTGTCATACCATGAACCACTAGAGATATCATCAATGAGGTCACGGTGATTGTTCATCCAGTTGGTTACACCACTGGCAAGCGTCAGCAGGTCATCAGCCAGGGTTTTAATGCTGGGCGCAAGAATATCGGCAATGGTGTTACCCAGCCCTTCCATTTTCTGTTGGGTGTCGAGAATAGTCTGATTGATTGCGTTCAGCGCGGCATTGTGCTGTTCAGTGTAACCCAGTTCAGCGGCACGGGCTTTCGACACTTCCAGCGTTGTAGCGCCGAACTCCTGCCATACCCTGACGGTAGCCGGGTCGAGACCTAAAACCTCCGCTACGTTGCTCTGACGCGTCGTATCGAGGCGCTGGAACTGTCCAGCAATGTCGCTGTAAATATCTTCGCGTGTACGCCCAGTGGGATTATCGACACGAATTCCTGCAACCGCCAGTTGCTGAATCATCCCGGCATCACCGGTCTGAATGCGGTTAATCCCACGCTCGATATTTAAAAGGCTGTTTGTCGTTGCTTGTCGGTCGCCGCCGCGCTGTTCAGCCAGTGCACCAAGTCCGTAAACCTCAGTGGGTCCAAACTGGCTGGTCACGAGCTGGTTATTCAGGTCGTAAGCCTGTTGCGCTTTCTTCGACTCAAACGCCCACGCTGCGCCGACTCCCGCGGCAACACCTGACATCGCAAGTCCGGCAGCTTTGAAAGTGGTGACCAAACTCATAATGCGTGATTTTGAATTTTCTACGCCGGTCTTAACGCCCTTGTCAAGGGACTTACCGACATCGTCCATCTGGCTACCGGCTTGCTCCGCTGATTTGCCGAGATTGTCAATGTCTTTTTCAGCCTGTTCGGCACCCTTACCATCGTAAGAGATGCCGAGACCGATGAGGAACTGCGTGATGATGTTAGCCATTATTCGGGTACCCACAGAAGATGGTTATCAACGCCGAGGTTATCAATGGTTACCTCATCACCCACGAAGAAGAAGCGGCCCAGTCCGGCGCGGTATGCCTTACTAACCTCAGCATTTGGGACAAGCATTGCACCGGTGATGTAGTTAATACCATCCTGTGAGACAGTCATTGTCCACGCGGGCTTGTCGGTATAGCTGATGTAATCCAGCGCAAAGTCGAGAACATTGTCGCCCAGCTTGACCGTGAAGGTCTGATGAGAGTTGGACGCACCGTTATTTAGGGGAATTTCTTGCATTGTTTATCGCCTCAATATACTTACCCTGCAACTCATCCATCGCAAAGTGAAATTGTTCGACTTCAGCAAGCGATATTGTACCATCTTTTAACTGCGCCCATGTACAAAGAGGTGGGCACACTCCCTCGATACCCGTGCAAACACGCATAAAGTACCAGTTAACCGGGCTGGGTCGCCCGGTGCCCCTTACTCGTCTTTGTTTGCGTTTTGCACGTAATCGAAAAAATCAGCGTAAACCCACAGAAACAATTCGGCCAGCAGAGTGTTGAAACTCATCATGCGTCCGGCAAAATCGGCAACATCGACCTTACGTTCCTGACCGGCGACGAAAGTTTTACTCAGTAACACTTCCGAAATGCGCTTTTTGACAACGTGCGGTAGCGTGGTGAGCATTAGGACAACATCCTTGACCGACAATGTACCACCGTTCTTATAGACGTTCCCGGCGTGCACGATGAATTGTGCGCCAACCAATGACAAGATTTCGTCCTGCTCAATTGCGGACGGCATTGCGGCGTTGTATGTTGTGTCGCCCACTGTGAAAGATTTAACAAGTGACATTTTATTCCCCTCAGTTAGATATCATCAATTCTATCGTTAATCGTGACCATAAACAAATCGATTTGAACGGGTCGCGATTTTCATCGAAAGTACACTCACACGAACAAGAGAGGAGATACAAAATATGAATGACTTAATGACTGTCGACGATGTACAAACGATGTCCAGCCGTGAGATTGCGGAATTGACAGGGAAGAACCACGCGGATGTGTGTCGGGATGTTCGCGTGATGCTAGCGGGTCTGTATGGTGGTCAGGCTTCCGAATACGTGCGTAAAGCAAATCTGCTTCACATTACAAATCAAGGGGTTAATTGTGAGAGGTACGACAACCAGAACCCAAACGCTTGGGAGTATCTATTAGACAGGCGACATACGGAAATTTTAGTCACCGGGTACGACGTGAAGCGAAGAGCTGCTGTAATCGACAGGTGGTTCGAGCTAGAAAGTAATAAAAGTAAACTATCGTTACCACAAAACTATATTCAAGCACTTGAAGCGCTGCTGGAAAGCGAGAAAGAGAAAGAACGTCTCGCACTAGAGAACAAGGAGATGACACCAAAAGCAGACGTCTACGACCGGATTGTAGAACGCAATGGTCTCTATAACGCCACTCAGATCGCCCAGAAGTTCGGACAATCAGCGATATGGCTAAACAAACAACTAGCCTCGATGGACGTCTACAATCGCTCCGTGAAGCGTGGACGTGTATTTCAGCAATGGTTCATCGATAGAGGGTACGGGATAATGCGGGAGACAGAGAATGGGTTCTCGCAACCCATGTTCTATGCTGAAGGTGAAATGTGGATCGTTAGAAAATTATCCGAAGAAGGTTTGATTTAGTTAAAACAACAGGGGAGATGTGAAAATGTTAAACAAATTTGGAACCGGGTTGGTTGTTATCGTGGCTGCGGCAATTTACTGCAGTGGTGCCCACGGTGCTCAGAGCGAGCAATTCCAGATTTACGATGAGCAAACCGATACGATTTGCACGTATCATGAAAATGAATACGGTTACGCGGAAAGTGACGACCCGGCGTACATGGGTACCGGGATTTGCTGGCGTAAAGAAATGATGGACAAAGCGGACTTCCACATTCGGAGTAAAAGAAAATAACTAAGAGGTCAATTGTGATCAATCACATCGTTAATCGTGATCATGAATAAATCGATTCGAACGGGTCGTGATTTTTATCGAAACTACACTCACACGAACAAGAGGGGAGAACAGAGATGAACGATTTAGTAAACACAAAATCGGAACTAACCATGTCTAGCCGCGAGATTGCGACGCTAGTTGAGAAGCGTCACGACAATGTTTGCAGAGACATTCGCTCAATGCTCTGCGCTCTACATGGTGGTCACGATGAAGATTATGTTCGTAACTCAAATTTGAGTTACGTTACGAATCATGGGGTTACGTGCATTCAGTATGATACCACCAACCCAAACGCATGGGAGTACCGGCTGGATAAAGATAACACCATCTGCCTGGTGTCAGGGTATAACGCTCAATTACGAATGAAGATAATCAAGCGTTGGCAAGAGCTGGAATCACGGGTGAATACACCCGCACTACCACAAAACTATATTCAAGCACTTGAAGCGCTGCTGGAAAGCGAGAAAGAGAAAGAACGTCTCGCACTAGAGAACAAGGAGATGACACCAAAAGCAGACGTCTACGACCGGATTGTAGAACGCAATGGTCTCTATAACGCCACTCAGATCGCCCAGAAGTTCGGACAATCAGCGATATGGCTAAACAAACAACTAGCCTCGATGGACGTCTACAATCGCTCCGTGAAGCGTGGACGTGTATTTCAGCAATGGTTCATCGATAGAGGGTACGGGATAATGCGGGAGACAGAGAATGGGTTCTCGCAACCCATGTTCTATGCTGAAGGTGAAATGTGGATCGTTAGAAAATTATCCGAAGAAGGTTTGATTTAGTTAACAAAATGACTAAGGGGCCTGACGGCCCCTTTTGTTTAGCTTGCGGGACCCTTTGACGCAGTCCACGAACTGAACTCAAAAATCCACTGGTCATCGGTAATTGTCTGACCGCCGCGCCCGCGCGGACCATCGTTCACAATCACACCTTCTGTACCCACAGCGGCGTCAAGTGTGCCGATTTGAGTATAGGTCAACTCGATGTTGGCCTTACTCTGAAACAGTCCGTTAATATACGCGGAGTCAGCCGAACCGGGGTTTAGGTTCAGTGTGACACGACGACCCGGGTTGATACGGTCCAGACGAATAGCATTACCACCCAGACCACGACGTAATACGGTGGATGCGTCAATCGGCTCATCGGTATACGGCGGGTCAGACTCCCCGAAATCAGAAATGATTCGGCCATTTACAGTAATGACCGTGTTACTTGTGGAAAAGTTTTCTAATGACATCGGTCATCCTCCATTAATAAACATCCACCTGAACTTCACAAATTCTGACGCTACCAGCTTTGAACACGCGCATGTTAATCGGTGCAGACTTACGTGCCGCGCGGTCAGAATCGGACAGGTCGAGAATATCCGTCGCTTTGGTCAGCACTTCGAAGCCATCGGTGTACGCTTCCAGACCAGTGTCGGGGCTGGTGTAATTGCGCGGGCCGAGATAGCGGTTACGGATGTACTGTTTACCGACACGTTTGGCCGCACCAATGAGCGCTTCCTGACCAACCGGAGTCTGCGGAAGTTTGGTGGTCTGGTTAACGATGGTGTTGTACAGTTCCACGCGCAGAGAGTTTACAAATGCGTCCAAATCGACGATATCGGAAATAGACTCACCGTAGGTACTGTGTGACCACGTCTGCAGCCAGCGACCGCTGTCGGTGCTGCCCTGCAGGTCAAGCACGCTGTAGAATGCGCAACGTTTGGCGACCATCGCGTTCTGTTCAGTGTCGGACAGGTCTTCGGCAGCAACACCCGGAGATTTCTTAAACTCAGTGTCAATAGTGCTGTTGTCGGCGCTGTAATTGACCGAGGCGGAATGCTTGATGAGTGCATAAGCCGCATACGGGTCGGTTGCATGAGCCACAGTGAACGCGTGACGATAGCCCAGCGTGTTCAGCTTCGAACAGATGTCATCACTGGCGTCCGGGTTGCGAATTTTAACCACAGCCTCACCGGTCTGACTGTTCGGGAACATGATGCTGTTCTCTTCACACCAGGATGCAATCGACAATACGTCCGCCTCTGTTGCCAGCACGTCTTTGGTAACGAGGGTCCAGTACCAGTAATGCTTGTCAAATGCTTTGGTCAGCGTTGCCTTGATATCAGCATCATCGTCAGCGGTAGCCCACACGGTGAGTTTCGGTACCGCCGGAGTAGAGCCGAGGAATTTGGCACCGGCCTTGTACGTCTCGGTTGTGGTGGCAAAGTCAGCAGCGAGGGAAGCGGTGGAATAGTAGGTGCGCACCGTGTCTTCGGTGAAACCTACCGGGAGTTCAGAGTTTTTGGCAAACAACATCGCGGAAGCGAAGTTTGCTGTACTCAATCCCACCGGGGAAATCCGGGTTGTAATCGGGATGATTTGTTCAATTGGAAACATGTTTACGAGTCCTCGTAAGTTACAGTGTGCACACGTTGACCATTATATCGAAATTTCACCGGATTGATAGTTCACGCCGGGTTCGGTATCAACATATCTTAACTGAAGCGTGCCGTTTTCGAAATATACCTGGTCCACACCCTCACCAATGGTGAAAGGAACGTGCAGAATGTTATTCACTGTCACTGTATTCACCGCTTCGTAAAGCAGTTTAACGATGATTTGCGCACGCTGTTCGAAGTTGCTCGCCTGCAGCGCTGTCAGGTTGTTGACCGGTTCAGTACCACCCCATCCGATACCAGCTTTCCACAGGGGCCAGCACACGTCCGGGCGCTTGTGACATTCCTTCAGCATTTCGGCGTACTGCATTGCTTCACCGCGGAAGAAATTAATTTCACAGGATGCGACAATCTGTGCGCGAATTTCATACACGATAGTGTCATTTGCGCCGTCGGTCATGATGATGTTCGCCTGACCACGTTCACGGATGCTCTGACGTGGCCGCACAGACGCGTATGGGCCGTCCGGAGACGGTCCGTTAGGGTCGGCAAGGATACACTCGCTGACACCCGTCACGTTGAGTATGTGCGGTCTGAGAGCCGCAAAGATTTCATTGTTGGTCATAGCGGTCCACGATTACCTTACAGTATTTACGCCACGGGCGATTGTCGGTGCGAATAACTTTCCAGCGCTGACCCAGGAACACCCATTCACCATCAAGTGCTATTGAGTCGAGGTCGCCATTGTTGACGTATATTTTACGCGGGTCAACGATGCGCTGACCACCTTGTTGCAAGAAATCAATTTCCTTGTCACTCAGTGGCTGAATGTTCACCGTGAATGCGATTGGTCCGGATGTCACGGGGGTCCAGACACCGTCCACGTATGAGCCAGATTTACCCACGTGTGTGGCCGGTACAGATTTAAACACGTTGTCAATATGACCACGCATTGACAGACTCATAAGATACCCTCGTCAGGTTTTTCGTTGCTGACCTTGTACGTTACGCTTGCGCGTAGTGCACCGGTGTCGATAAGTGGATTGTCCGAACCTTTCTGTTCGATTGTGTAATCGCTGTTCGGTGGCGTGCGAAGGTCAGTCATGTACTGCTGCACCGCACCGGCTGCGAATGCGCCCACTTGTTCAAGCACATGGTCAAGCGGTAAATCATTAGCCACGCCGTGAGCGATGGTGTCCACGATGTCCTGCTTACCGCTCTGTACACCGGGTATCAGCCAGGGGCGCGGTGGAATAGGTGCGGGATTACCGTATAGCTTGTTATTCGGGTTACCGTAATTTAGCAATGCGCCAAGCTGTGCGTTAGTGATTCCCGAGTCAGGATGTTCACCCGCGTCCGAATGGATTCCGACAGTCACAGTCTTCTGACTGGCTTTAGCGTATTGCTCCAGTTTCGAACGTATTGCCTGTTTGGCTTGCCGCAGCGCTTTGATGTTGACCGACATCGCGTACCCTCCTCACGTTTGTCAAGACATTATCACACAACGCCACAATAAAGCCACAGAATGCGGGTTTCGGAGTAAAAGCAGTACGATTCACTACCTTTTCGTTCGGAAGCCAGTGTTTTATGTCAATACCCTTAATACCCCCATCCATAATCCTCTGTGGGGTATGAAAAACTCCTTAGTTTTCATTACTATATATTACTATACCCCTATACCCCTATAAAATAGTAATTAATATAGTAGTAAGATAGTAAAAGAATGTATATATACAGCATACAAACAGTAATAAAAGAGAAGGGAGAATATAGCAAGAATGTACGGGGTTTTCGGTTATGCGCGTAAGCTGCTGATTGTGAAAGTAAAATTCATACCCCGTGGTTGGGGTTGGATGAGGGTATTTTCGGGTAATCGTTCATTTTTTTGTACAGAATAAAATTACAGTAATTATACGGTAGTACACTATAATTATATTGTACTACAAAGTTGTTCACTTTTTGATCGGAATGAAATTATACGGTAGTACACTATAATTATATTGTACTACAAAGTTGTTCACTTTTTGATCGGAATGAAATTAGCCTCGACGTCATCGTGTGGTATTGACGGGTTCGTCAACCATTGATACACTCAGTACACGAATTAGAGTGAGAGGGTTTATAAATTATGGGAAGCCTTGTTGAAGATATCCTGCGTCATGTCCCCACGAAACAATGGCGTAAGAAGTGTGACAGGATTGCGTCGCGTGAGTTACATCTCGCACGAGTTCCAGGGATTCATCACAGGTATGGTAAGTGGGAGGCAGTGGTCTTCTACAGGAATGTCACGCTGACGATCGGTTGTTTCAATACTCCACATCGCGCGTTGTTGGCAAGAAAACTGTGGTACTTCTGGCGTGAGCGCGGATTCACTCCGCAGGAGATACCGAAAGGTCCAAAACGCGAACCATATTCGAGGTCACGATGAGAACAAAACACTATCGTAGCTTCTTCATTATCAGAGGTATCGTGGTCGAGGATGAAGGGTATTTATGTGCTGACAAGGTTGTCATGAAGTATTACGGTCGTCACTATGTGGACAGGATTGGTAAATAAAGCCCCGTGAGGGGCTCATATTAATTAGTTCGATGCAATAATGCCAGAGGCACGCAGTTGGGTAAGCAGGTTATTTAATTTTGTCGCCACCGTGTTAACAGCCGTAGTTGCCGAGGTAGCCACGGCTGCCGCATCCTCTCCCGATACCGTCTGCGATCCGACATTGGGGACCGCTGAGCCTTGCGCGAACTTATCACCAGCCATTGCCGTTGTTGCAGTTGTGCCAATGACCAGACTTGAAGTGCCCGCGCCAATTGCGGTACGTGCTTCGGCGGCGTCCGCACCCGCAGCGATAACAGCGGGTTTCCCGGTAATATCACTCCACGCCACAGGGCCGCTACTTGAAGGGGTCACGGTTCCCATCATTTGAACCATTGTATTGTTACGGATGATTGGCGCACCTAATGGCTGAATCTCATCAGTCATGACAGCCATTACAGCGTCAGCCAGACCCTGGGGGTCTACACCAACAACAGCCTGATAATCGTCGGAGATGTACCCGCTTACAGGCTCACCTGTGACAACCACCTGTCGAGGCATACCACCTCGGATGAATATCTCACCAAGTGGCGTTTTACCTGTTGCAGCATTGACGAGCGCAACGAGTTCGCTAACTGTATTAGCAGAAAGAACTTCGTAAGTTGTTACCGACATTCAATTACCTCATATGGCTAATGCGCCCATACCGACGCGTTTACGGAGCCTGTAGAACTGCTGCCCATATACGGACCAGGTTAGCCAGTCATTGTTGACCTCAAGCATTGCCGGGACACGATATGAAATAGACTCATCCCCTACGGATTTTGTCGCCACGTTAAGACGTGCTTCCTGATTGACATCACTGTTCAGTCCTTCCGGATAGTAAACAGCGAGCCAGTGTGCGGCATAATAGAACATTCCGCGTTGTTTCAGGTTCCCGCACGCCGCCTCGTAACTTCCCCAGCGCTTACTACCCGTCTCGGTATCAGCCTCACACAATGCGTACTGAATGAGGCTGTCCGGGAAATCGGTAGTGGACGAGAAAGCCTGACCGCCGAGCGGCCAGATGCGAAAATCTGCGATGACTTCGGCGGTGATATCCATGTTACATACCCACAGTGAATACAGCGACGACTTTGGCAATGTCAGTACCAGTGATACCAGACAGTACGATACGACCTTTCGTTGCAGACGTGTTGAACACCGGGGGACTGTATGTCGCAGCGGCACCGCATTTCGTTGCATCCACGCTCACATCACCGGTGCCGGGTGCCATCCACTGACCGGGAAGTAACTGCATCGTTGGTGTGACGGTGCCGGCTGTCGGCGTAACGATAGCACCACTGGAGTTATAGAACGCCACACGGAAGTCGCATTTGTTGTGATTCTGGTCAATGAGTCCAGTCTCATACGTGCCGTCTGCCGTTGTAGTCAGTGTGATAGTGTATTGATAACCGCTCATAGATTGACCCCGTTATAGCTTACAAACTGACCATTCTGAATGACCAGTCCTGGAATTGTTGGTGGTTCGGCCCAGCGCAAATGTGATGCAATGTTCTGCGCCGCGTTAGTGTCACGATTCGTCAGTACCAGATTAAGCACTGCGCCTGGTAAAATCAATTGTGGACTTGATATCGCACTCAATGCTGCGCCTCTGGACTGGTTACTGGTATTACCGAAAATATATTTTACCGAACGGGTCTGGACACCGTCTGCCGTCACCGTTGCACCGCTGTAGATGTTGGCCGTATTGGCCTGTGCAATAATGTCATTGGCGTTGTTAATTTCAGTAACAAGTGTGCCACCCGTGTACGTGGGTGCACGAAAGATTGCGGCATTCACACCGACGCCATCATATGACAACTGACGGTCGAAGAGAATTACCGGACGTGACCCAGCGACGAAGATGGTCTTATTCGATGCACCCGCAGCAACGCTGGTAACAGTGGAAGCCTCAAAAACATACCCCTGTCTCTCCCAGATATCCAGGAGTTCAGACAGGGGCTGTTGTGAGGGTGGAATTACATTTGACGGAAAAGCCATTTCACACCCCTATGTTAATTAAGAGGCGGCTTTTGCTGCCTCAATTTCTTGCTGAAGTCGTGACTTCTTCCAGCGCGCGTCAACTTTGATACCCAGTTCTT